TGTATGGCACATATCTCGATATGGAGGCATCAGCTAAATCTGAAGCAGATTTGGTTACAAGATATCGTGAAATGGCTTTGCAACCTGAATGCGATCAAGCGATAGAAGATATAATTAACGATGCTATTATTATGGAAGATAATAGCGACCCTATTGAAATAATTCTTGACGAATCCAACTTACCTCCCCGTATCAGAAAAGTGGTCCGCGAACATTTTGATACCATATTAGGTCTATTAGATTTCAATAATAAAGGATATGAAATATTTCGTAGATGGTATGTCGATGGTAGATTGTACTACCAAATAGTGATCGACAAAGAAAAACCTAATGAAGGAATTAAGCAACTACGTTATATTGATCCTCGCAAAATTCGCAAAATGCGAGAACAAAAAAAAGTAATTGATCCTAAAACAGGTATGGATGAATATCCTAACCAAGTCGAATATTACATTTACAATCCCAAAGGTGTCCCCGATAAAAGTGGCGGTATAAAAATATCACCAGATAGCATATGCTATGTACCTTCGGGCCTAGTCGATTCGAAAAATAAAATGGGATTGGGCAATCTACACAAAGCCATCAAGCCCTTGAATCAACTGAGAATGCTTGAAGATGCTGTAGTAATATACAGACTATCAAGAGCACCAGAAAGAAGAATTTTCTACATTGATGTTGGTAATCTCCCAAAAATGAAAGCAGAGCAATATTTGCGCGACATGATGGTGAGGCACAAAAACAAACTAGTATATGATGCAAATACTGGGGAAGTAAGAGACGACAGACGTCATATGACTATGCTTGAAGATTTTTGGTTGCCTCGAAGAGAGGGTGGTAAAGGTACTGAAATTACCACGTTGCCTGGTGGACAAAATCTTGGTGAAATGGACGATGTTCTATATTTCCAGAAGAAGCTTTTGAGATCTTTGAACGTACCTGTCAGTAGATTGGAAGCAGATGTGAATTTCAACATTGGCCGTTCGACAGAAATATCAAGAGATGAAATAAAATTCAAAAAGTTCATTAATCGTCTCCGAAGTAAATTTGCCGTAATGTTCGATCAGTTGTTGGAAATACATTTGACACTAACAGGCGTAATGACAAGAGAGGAATGGAAACAAGTAAAGAACAATATTACATACCATTTCGCTAGCGACAATCATTTCGAAGAATTAAAACAATCAGAAATTATGACAGAGAGATTGAGACTGTTGGGCGATATAGATCCACTAGTAGGCAAATATTTCTCAAAGGCATGGGTACGTAAAAATGTTTTAAGAATGACAGAAGACGATATAGAAATTATTGATAGAGATATTGAGAATGAATCAGGTGACGAAGATAATGAAGATAGTGTTGACACCCAAGAACAATTAACGTATAATAAAGACACAGTCAGTGACAATACGGCGAGTGTACAATTGCCTCAAGAAGAAAAAATTCTAATAGAGAGCATGGCTAGATTATACAACTCCCTATCGTCTGAGTATGAAAGAGATAACGACGATGAGCAAAGTGAAAAGTAACGCAGAACTTCTTGGTTTATTATTAGGAATAATAAGAAAAGAAAATGAAAAAGTTCGAAGCGAGTTAGATAAAAAACTCCACGAAGAACTGGAAAACCACACTAGTATTCCCCTGCTAATTGAAGGTCCGGAAGGACCCATTGGTCCTCAAGGCCCAGAAGGACTAATGGGTCCTTCTGGACCAATCGGTGCGCCTGGAGAAATAGGATTACGTGGACCAAAGGGGGAAACGGGCGACAAAGGTGACGCCGGTGAGCAAGGAATAGCTGGAGAAATAGGTCCAAAGGGCGACACGGGCAACACTGGTCCTCAAGGAGAATTGGGTCCTAAAGGCGATACGGGTGATATAGGTCCTAAAGGGGACATCGGTGATATAGGTCCCAAAGGCGATACAGGGGATACTGGTGCCATTGGTGCTAAAGGCAATACAGGTGACACAGGTCCTAAAGGAGACGTAGGAGACGTAGGAGAAGTAGGTCCTAAGGGAGATGTTGGTGACACTGGTCCAAAAGGCGACACGGGCGAAAGAGGTGCTCGTGGCGAAAAGGGTATCAAGGGCGATAGGGGAGATGTAGGTCCAGCAGGCGATAAGGGAGATACTGGTCCTCAAGGGGAACAAGGAATACCTGGTCGCGATGGTGATACACCAGACGTTGCTCCTATTGAAAAAAATCTCAATAAACTTTTTGAAGATTTCAAAGGATCAATATCTGCACAAGTAACCAGAATGAATCTGGGTGTGGGTAGTTCTTCAGGCGGAGGTGAGGTTCGTCTAGAATTTTTAGATGACGTTGATCGTAATTCAGCAAAGATAGACGGTAGATTTTTAAAATTCGATGTTGCTTCCGGTAAGTTCATTGGTGCAGTACCGTCAGGTGGTACTGGCGGTAATATAGACCTGTCTGCTGTCGATCAACATATTATTCCTGCTACGGATGATACATACGATCTAGGAACGCCAGCAAAAAAGTGGCGCAGCTTATACTTATCAGCAAATACACTATATCTTGGCAATACATCATTAAGTGCTAGTGCTGACGGATCTTTCTCAATCAACGGTGTGCCGTTCACTGGCTCGGGCGAAAAAGGTGACACAGGCAACACAGGTCCAAAGGGGGACACAGGCAACACGGGTCCAAAAGGCGATACAGGCAACACGGGTCCAAAAGGCGATACAGGCAACACGGGTCCAAAAGGCGATACAGGCAACACGGGTCTAAAAGGCGATACAGGCAACACAGGTTCTCAAGGAATACCTGGTCCAAAGGGTGACACTGGCAACCAAGGCATCAGCGCATCGTTAGACGATATAATTGTATATGCCATAGCGTTGGGCTAATAAGGAAGATGTCATTTGACATCAGGAATATTATAACATAAATAATAATTCACTGTACATAAATTTAGCAAAAAGAGATACGGATCAATGACTGCCTTTACAAACGTACCAGTAAGCGGCATAGGAACAATAGCAAATACTGTCTTTACTGCGACAGAGAAATCCATTCTCATCGGCTGCAATTTATGTAATACTACAAATCAAACCGTTCCCGCTAGTGTCATTTTAAACAGCGCAAATACCGATGTCTTTATAAGAAAAAATTTCAACATAGCAACTGGTTCTTCCGATGAGATTATGAAAGGAAATAAAATAGTTCTTAAAATTGGCGATTCAATAAAGGTTCAGAGTTCAATGAATGACTCAATAGACGTTGTGTTATCAATATTAACAGGAGTGAGTTAATGGCTGGTATCGAAGGCGCAGATTCATTTCCAGAAGGTCACAACGTTGGAAACAAAACATTTTATGGATTCCAACTAAACCCAGATGATGGAGGTTTAGTTATTGATATGATTGATGATGGTACAAAAGCAATTAAACTCCCAAATTTGCAAGACGATATCATAGATAAATATGCTTATAAACATTGGGTCTGGTCAGATCATTTACTTCAATTCCAATGGGGCGACAACGGACATTTACAGGTTAAAATAATATGACACAATTAATAGATTTGGGTAAATTAAGATTTCATTTTGCTGGTGATTGGGCCAGCGGCACCCAGTACGAATCTAATGACATTGTAAAATATGGTGGTAACGTGTATGTGTATACATATGCATTGATATCAGCAGGTGTTTTACCCACCACTACAACGCATTGGGCTCTGATGGTTGAAGGTTTTAAGTTTAAAGGTGTGTATAGTTCTTCAACCGCTTATAAAGTAGGCGATGGTATAGCTTACGGTGGTAAAGTATATATTTCTATTCTGGACAGTACAAACCAGACACCTCCCAATGCAACATACTGGAGTTTATTTGCTGACTGTATTCAATATGAAGGTGCTTTTTCTGCACAAACTTCATATCAAAGAAACGATGTAGTTACATATGGTGGTCAGGTATACATTGCAAAGCAAGACACATCTAACAACAACCCCACTAATGCTACTTTTTGGGATAAGTTTGTAGATGGCGTATCTCCTAAATCTGTTTATAACAATGGTACCGCATATGTCCCCAATGATTTAGTTGCATATGGCGCCAACATATATCGTGCAAAATCTAACACAACAGGCAACCTTCCCACCAATGCTACTTTT